CTAACATCTTTGGTGAGAAGCCAAAGAAAGAACAGTATATTCCCCCTCCTCTTCCGGAAGATATGCAAAACATTCAATCTTCATTTGAGAAGCAAATGGGAACGAAAGATTTGCCTCCGGGGAGAACGTGATGCAAGTAAGAGTTAAAGATAACGGTGAAGACTTTGGCAAATGTGGCTGTGGTCGTTCACCAAACGGTAAGTGTATCGGCTGGCATGGCTTAACACCAGAACAATATGAAGCTGCGTTAGCAGAATATATTGCCGAGAAGTTAGACGAATAAATAGATTTATAATGCCTGGATAGCTCAGGGGTAGAGCGTCTCCTTTACACGGAGAGGGTCCGCGGTTCGAAACCGTGTCCAGGTACCAAGTTTTAGTAGAGTATAAAAATATCGGCTTGACCACAACGCCACGTAGCAGGGTAAGATACTCGAAGTGTAAGTAACAGGTTTGGTCATGCTTGCACACTAAATTAAACATGCGGGTATAGCTCAGTTGGTAGAGCACTTCCTTGCCAAGGAAGATGTCGAGAGTTCGAGTCTCTTTGCCCGCTCCAATTTTAACAACAACCGAAAGTAAACATGGCACGTATCTCAAGTGAAAAGGCTGCGTTAGCAGTGGGCAATCGTTACGATTTAATTCTCATTGCATCAGCACGAATCAGAGAACTTCATCGAGGTCATAGACCAAAGCTAGAAACAAAGTACGGCAAGTCACTAACTGCTTTGCGAGAAATCGAAGAAGGACTTGTTGGTCGTGAATATTTGAAACGTATCAGTGATGATAAAAAGTCAAAGAAAGAAAAGTTTCGTTAAGAAACAAATGGGGATGTAGCTCAGTTGGGAGAGCAACTGCTTTGCAAGCAGAAGGTCGTCGGTTCGATCCCGTCCTTCTCCACCAATAGATAGAGGTTTTATGATTGATTTGTGGTTCGGTGACAGTTACACAGTAGGCTCAGAATTAGTGTATCACTACGGTGAGTATACCTTAAACGACCCTAGACATAGATTCGTAAGACCATTGAGGGATCGCCCGGATAAGGCTTTCCCTCACCTTGTTTCTAGCACACGTGGAAATGACTATATTAACTTTGGTCATGGTGGTTCATCTATCGAATGGCAATTACAACAATTATTGCTTTTCATTAAGAACGAGTATAAGTCCGAAAACGAATACACCGCTTTCTTTTGTCTTCCATTCCAGACCCGTAGATTTATGTTAAAAAATCAAGGTACTGGTCACGTATGGATTTCAAAGCGAGGCTTCTGGACTGATTCAAAAGACTTAGAGACAATAGAACACACAACTACATTGGCACTCAACCAGATATTTTTGTTATGTAAGCAATATAATATCAAGATGTACTTCATGCCTATATACTGTTACATTGATGTAACTGATTCTGTCAATATTGTTCCTGATGATGTATGGTTAATTGACAGAAATTCTACATTAGTAGAAGAAGCATGGGGTCTATTAGAACCAGTTAAGACATGGCGTGATGTTAAGCAAAGACAAAACAATTCAATTTTCATTGAGAATGTTTCTCCATGTGATAATCATCCCAATCTAGTAGGACATCAGCGTATTGCAGACTTAATCGTTACTAGACTGACCGAGAAAGAAAAATGCAAGAACGTGTAATTAATAGTCCCTGGAGACATGTATTACTTGAGAATGTTTTCTCTGATGTAGAGTTTGAAAAAATTTGTTCAGAGGTAGTTCCTTTATGTCAAGACTATCCAGATGGTGAACATGTTCTATATCTGTACGATGCAGTTAAAGCAGGTAAAATATCTAAAGAAGTATCTGACATTGTAGTTAATATGGTTGACTCTTTGCTTGTACAAAAAGCACATGAGTTGTTAGACCAGTTTGATAATGTTGTCAAATCAGACAACGGATATTTCTGCGTACCTCAATTTAACATTACTAAAAACTTTTCTCACGGTTCCCATTGTGATGAAGTTATCAAAGGTTACAAGACACTTACATTCTTAGTGTATCTGTCACCGAATCAAAGTACAGGCACACTTATATACTCCGATGAATCAACATATCATTCGGAAGTACCATGGAAGCCAAACTCGGGTGTGTACTTTTGTCCGTACCCGGATGATACCTGGCATGCGTTTAAGTCAGACGGTGAAGTACGAATCACATTGAACTTAAACTTAAAAAGAATTGAAGCATTTCCAACTGATATTGAATCATTGGAGCAAGCAAAGCACTTCGCCCCTAACATGTTCTATTGGTTAATGGATTATGTTAAGCAAGGTAAACTGTTCAACACACGTTTAGACTTGAAAAGTTTACTACCTAAGTAAGTGATGTTAAATAAACATATGGAAACTTGGCAGAGTGGTTTAATGCAACGGTCTTGAAAACCGTCGAATAGAAATGTTCCGAGAGTTCGAATCTCTCAGTTTCCGCCAAAAAGCTAGAACATGAAAACTGAAAACTTTGTACCAGAAAATATTAATCGCATTGGCGTACTGTCAAGTGGTGGACTCGATAGCTCATTGCTATTGTATTTGATTGCTAACGAAATCAAAACGTCTGGTCGTGATGTTGAAGTTGTTGCATTGACTATAAAAAGAAAAAATGCAATGGATCATGCTACCCGAGTTGTTGATTACATCGAACAAACAACTGGTACTAAAATAAAAAGAATGAACGTTGGTGATCCACAATCATCAAGTGCCTATCAAGTAATCACTGGAATGTGGGATGCGCTATTTGTTAATAAGTTTCCACTAGTATTCTTGGCAACTACAGCAATTCCTGATGTATCATTGGAAGATGGCTTTGATGCCCCCATGCGAAACACGACACCATTCCCGGGCCTTCATCAGCCTTGGTGTCACGAAACAAAAGACAATGTTGTAAAATATATTGTTGAAAACTCTTTGATGGATTTAGCGAAACTTACACATTCGTGTACAGTTGAAGATTTAACACATTGCGGTAAGTGTTTCAATTGTGTTGAGCGTCAGTGGGCGTTTGATACAAACAATGCCGAAAACGTTGTAGACTTTTAATATGTCAGTACAAATCAAGTACACAACAAAGCTAAGAACAGGCAATGAACGTTTCAAACGTTTAAACTGGTTCAGAGAAAGAATCCCATCAAGTGAATATCTTATTACAGTAGATGAATGTAAAGATGTTGATGGTTGGGAACCAGATGATGATGTTGAAACTACAGTAACAGTTTGGTCAGATGATGCTGAACTAGTTGCCACAGAGTTCTGGTTTAAGTTCCCATAGAGAGTTGCCCGAGTGGCTTAAGGGCGCATCTTGGAAAGGTGATGGCTGGAAACGGCACAAGAGTTCGAATCTCTTACTCTCTGCCACAATTTACCCAAAATGTATTGCAGAACAAAGATTTTGTGATATAATACTTGTATTGAGTTTGAGAAAAGGTTAGGCACAGCAAATTTCATTTAACTATGGCTCGCTAGACCCTATGGTAGCTACTGGAGTTCAGAGGTTCGCCCGAGAACATTGAAGGTAGTTATTGAAATAGACTAGCAAAACAGGCGTGATGGTCCTGTCTAAAAACGCAGTCAACAACTAACCTGTTAACTTCTGCTACAACTGAAAGAATAGCCGAAAGGTATTGAAATTCAGAAGAACGTGCAGACCCCATTTGGATGAGTGCAGCATTTCAAAACATTAACGCATGTTAGTATCCGCAAGGTAGGCTAACTAGTGCTGATAGAATATCAGATAGTCTCCCGTAGAACATGGGATATGCAGATAAGCAGTGAATGTGCTTACTAAGGTCATGGGATATCGACGGGTGACCCTAAAAATAAATTACGTCCCGATCATCCAGTTATGTGCCCAAAAGCACAGACAAAAAATCAAAAGGATGTTATAATAACATCTTTAGACAGTAAGAAATTATTAGGATACTAACAGCAATTTTTTTCTTTTTCATATTAAGAGCAAAAAATGTATCCTGCTTCATATACACACAGAAAGGAAAAACTATGAAGTTCGTAGAAGCGATTAAGAACCAAGAAGCCCGCACTGCCAATGGCATGAAGGCACGAGCATCCAGCGCAAACGCTTGCGTTGATTTGTTCTATAACATTGGCGCTAGCCGAGGTAAGGACATTGTCCCTGCTTTCACTGCGGCCTTTGTAGAAAATTCCGATCTAGCGTTGCGTATTGCTCAATGGGCACGTGACGTTCGTGGCGGATCAGGCGAACGTGAATTGTTCCGTTCGGTTCTGCGTCACTTGGAAAAGACTTCTCCAGAAGACGCTTTGCGTTTGATGAAGAAGATTCCAGAAGTGGGTCGATTTGACGACTTGTTCGTTTTCACCGACCCTAAGCTAAAGTGGGAAGCCTTCAACTTGCTTGGTGACGCTTTGCGTTCCGGCAATGGTTTGGCTGCAAAGTGGACTCCTCGCAAGGGTCAACTCGCACGAGAAATCCGCGAGTTCTTCGGTATGACTCCAAAGCAATACCGTAAGACACTAGTTGGTATGACCAACGTTGTTGAAACACAAATGTGTTCTAACGACTGGGATAACATCAACTATTCCCACGTCCCTTCAGTTGCTCACGCACGATACAAGAAGGCATTCGGTCGTCATGGTCAAACATACGCTGAATACGTTTCTAAGTTGGTGAAGGGTGAAGCTGGCGTGAAGATTAATGCTTCGGCAATCTTCCCGTACGATGTGTTGAAGGGTCGTATGAACCGATACACATCTTGGTCAAAGCAAGAACTTGACGTTGTTCAAGCCCAATGGGATGCTTTGCCAAACTACATCGGCGATGCTAACGTATTGCCAATGGTTGACTCGTCAGGTTCAATGACTTGCGCGGCAGGTGGTTACAATTCTAAGTCAGGTCTAACCTGCTTGGACGTTGCTATCAGCTTGGGCTTGTACTTTGCTGACAAGAACACTGGTAAGTTCAAGGATACATTCTTGACTTTCAGCAACACTCCTAAGTTGGTGAGCCTACATGGTAACATCAACGATAAGATCAACCAAATGAACACTGGCGAGGTAGCTAACACTAACTTGCATAAGGCATTTGCTCTAATCTTGGATGTTGCAGTTAAGAACAATGTTCCACAAGCAGAAATGCCTGAAACATTGGTAATCTTTTCAGATATGCAATTCGATCAAGGTGTAGACCGAGACGAATCCGCAATCGAAATGATTGAACGCAAGTACAAGGAAGCAGGTTACACTGTTCCTAATGTTGTGTTCTGGAACTTGAACGCCGCTTACGGTAACACCCCTGTGTCTTTTGACAAGAAGGGTACTGCTCTAGTCTCTGGTTTCAGCCCTGCTGTTGCTGGTGGTATCATGGGCGGTAACATGGATGACTTCACCCCAGAAGCAATCATGTTGAAGACCGTAATGAAGCCTCGTTACGACTTGGCTTGATATTTTAGTTGACTGGGTGCAGATGTGTTCTGTTAAACATTGCCCGAGGACGCTCAGGAGTCGGCCCAATCAACTAAATATATTTTTGATACGTAGGAGTTAAAAAGGTAGCAATGGAGACACCCTTCGAATCACAATATAGAGATGCAGGTATACCGTAAATGCTTTCTCAGGCTGTGCATCTAGTGAACGTATCAAATTCAAAAACCCGTTTACACTTTTTCGTTAATAAAGTGGCCAATAATCACCTGGCTTATAAGTGATTCAGTACACTAGGACTTGACTGCACGACCCAACTTCAGGGTACGGAAACAATCTAGGGAAGTTGAACGCTAACAACTGCCAGAATAAATAAAATACGTAGACAGCGTAGACAACTCGGTTCTGTGACTCTTGTGGTGAGAGGTGATAGAACACTTATGTAAGTATCATTGTCGCACCCAGCCGATAAGACTGGCTCTGTTAGTGAAAAAAGGCAGTATACTTTCATAAGCACCCTAGACAAACATCGCAATATTATTTTTCGTTCTTTATTTTAATACTTTATTACCATTCTATAAAAGTCTTTACAGAGCAACTAGGGTGCCCTATCAATATGAAGTCAGAAAAAGAATTAGAGCATAGACTAAAACAAACTACCGGTGTACACAACTTAAAAACTACGTTGAGAAATATTGAAATCAATGTGATTGATAGTTGCAACCGTTCATGTGATGCTTGCCCTCATTCAGACGATTCTTACAATTTTCGTTATGGTAGAGGGGACGTGACCCTATATCATCGTCTAGCAGAACAACTACGAGAGTATACAAACAGCATAACATTGTGTGGATATGGTGAACCAACTATGTTCAAGCAACTAACCGATGCGATTCGTATACTTAGAACAACTCCTGCTCAAATTGAGTTAACCACGAATGGTGAGTTACTAACTGTTGATAAGGTTAGAGAACTGTTCAATGCAGGATTGGACTTTATCAATATCAGCGTATACGAAGAGGCATACGTTGAGCATACTAATGAGTTGGTATCTATTTTAGATAGTAGTCAATATCTTGTTAGAGACCGATACTTGAATCAAATTAAGATTGTGGATAGAAAAGGCGTACTAGACGAAACCGGTAAGGCTAAATCAAATCCTTGCTATCTTCCATCTTACAAGATGATTGTAAATTACAACGGTGATGTGTATCTCTGTTGTAACGATTGGACTAGAAAGAATATCTACGGAAACGTTTCTGAAACGAATATCTTCACTATATGGGAAGAACGAATGACGGAGAAACGTATGGAATTGCTTGCAGGTAATCGTCAAGGTTGTTGCAGTCATTGCGACATTGATGGAACCGATTACGGAGAAGAAAGTGCAAACTACTTCAAAAGTATTAAAAAGCTCCCGTAAGGGGGCTTTTTATTTGGCTAAAACAGTTGACACTAAATGGGTTAACTGCTATAATACATCATTGAAAAGAAAAAGCCCTTGTAGCCGAATTGGTATAGGCACTAGTTTGAGAGACTAGGTTCTGCAGGTTCGAGTCCTGTCAAGGGCACCAAAGGAAATATTATGTGGATTCAAAACGTAGCATTAAGTGACATTCAGAAAGGATTTCATATCAACCCCGGTGATAACGCCATGTTGATTCAAATCGTTGATCCATGCATGGAGTTCCCAACTCCCTTGTACAACTTCAAGGAAGTTCACAAGTTTGAGTTCTTGGATCTTGAAAAAGATGACTTGCCAAGTGCTGATGAATTTAAAATCACAGACGAACAAGCACAACAATTGGTTGACTTGTTGTTGAAGGCATATGGTCAACGAATGAATGTGATTGTGCATTGTGTCGCAGGCGTGTGTCGTAGCGGCGCAGTTTGCGAAGTTGGCGTGATGTTGGGCTTTGATGACACCGAAGTGTTTCGTAGTCCTAATCTCTTGGTTAAGCATAAAATGATGAAAGCGTTGGGTTGGACTTATGATGAAAACGAACCTCATACAATTAATGGAATCGAACTTGAGTCCGGGCTCATCATCCCTAAGCGCCCTGAGGAACAGCTTGGTGACACTTAATAGTATGCGTAAGAAACGTTGGCAAATTGTAAGTGATGACCATGTCTGGATGTATCCAGCTGACATTTCACTGAGCACAGTTGAATTGAATTCACATATCTATGGAGATACACCTTATGAAAGTTGTATCTTTTATGCAAATGGTGACAGTGAAGTGTTAGCACGATACAAAACAAAGAAAGAGGCAATTGCCGGTCACGTTAAGATATCAAAAAAGTATAAATTGAAAAGGATAAAATTAGATGACTTTAATGTATAAAGTAAAAGGTAAGTCAACTTCATACGAAGTTTTGTCCTTGGACGAAGCTATGAAGTATGCCAAGATAATGAATGAGTTTGTGACTATCACAGGTCCAGACTTTGAAATCGTAGGTATGTTTGGTGTTGATTCAATCAAAGATGGCAAGTGCCCAGACGGCGTTGCTTATGATTGGAACAAGGCTTCACGTATCGGTCGTGTTAAGAAGGAACGTGTGTGAGCCACAAGTTCTACATTGAGGTACCCAATAATTACAAGTATGATTGGAGTATCGCAAAGATAGCACATGAAGTACTCTCAACAGAGTATAATGCGGCTATTGAGTTTATTTGTAATACTGGTGCTAGAATTAGTGAAGGAGATGTGTTCTCTGTTACTACTGAAAATGTAGGAGATGAACTGTTTTTTCTACTAAAGACTGGCTTTAAGAAAATGAATACTCACGATGTAGAAACTTACTTACAGGCTAAAATTATTGCAAGACAACGATATCCTGGCAAAGCAAGAGCAGGATAAGGAGAACAACATGAGTAAAGAAAAAGTTTTTGTCCGTCGTAGTAGCGTTGACCTTGATGACTTGTTTTTTTACAAGGACTTAGATGGCATGATGGCTGGTGCACAGAAAATCTATGACCAGTTTTATAAGTTAGCCTTCACTGAGGGGTTGATGGTTGAGTTCACTACAGAGTGGGCCGGCTATGATGGTGGCACTGAGGTTTGTGCTAACTTCTATCGTTGGGAAACTGATAAAGAATATCAAGCACGTATTGACGAATTCAACGCACAGGAAGAAAAAAAGCGTTTGAAGAAGGAAGCACGTAAGGCAAAGGCGCTTGCAAAAGTTTTAGCTGATGAACAAGCCGAGCGTGAACTATACGAACGATTGCACAAAAAGTTCGGTTAACAAAAAGAGTACTTTAGTACTCTTTTTTATGGCTTGACAAAAAAGAAGTTTGGGTGTATAATACTCTTATAGTTTGAGAAAGGAACACGCATGATGATTATCGCTAAGATTAAAAATCAAATTGTAGAAATCGTCCAGGTCAAAGAATCTGTTGGTTTCTCAGACGAAAAGGGATGGGTTTGTATCTGTTCAGACTTTGAACAATCTAACCGTCGCAAACAACATTTTAAGTGGATTCCAGCAAGTACTCGATTTGAATGGGTTCGTGAATTCAAGTTTTAAGAAAGGAGCATGGTATGGGTTACAATACAAGTAAATTTGATAAAGACGCACACTATGCTTCCAAGACAACAAAAGAGTTAGAGAAGCTAGTGGTCTTTTGGGAAAAGGCTATTAGTGAGTATGATGTAGTTCGGTTCAAAGGTCCACCAAATCAGTGGATCAACGAATTGCACATTGTCAAAATGAAATTAGCAGAAAGAATTGGAAAGAAAAAATGAAAAAGTGGATTACCTCAGATTTGCATTTTGGTCATGCTAACATTATGAAGTTTTGCCCAGTAACTCGTGCTGGCTTTACTGATGTGCAAGACATGCGGGAGAAGATGATTAAAGAGTGGAACAGTAATGTTGCTCCAGAAGATGAAACATTCATCCTGGGTGACTTTGCTTTCTTGCCAGCTAAAGAAGCTGTAGAAGTATTGCGCCGTTTGAATGGTACAAAGATTTTGATTGAAGGCAATCACGACCGCAAGTTGTTGAACGACCCAGCATTTCGTGCAGAGTTTAAGGAAGTGCATCAGTACTTGCGCTACAATCACGACGGTCAAATTGTGATTATGTTGCATTACCCAATCTATGAATGGGATCAAATGCACCGTGGCAGTGTTCACTTCTATGGTCATGTACATGGAGCAAAGACTGGCATGGAAAAGTATCGTGCCCGTGATGTGGCGTTTGACGCTACTGGTCGTGTTGTTTCAAACTTGGACGACATGATTGCTGACGCATTGAAAGGTGAGATTCGTTCTCACCACTAAGGAGAAGTTATGAAGTTGAAGTGTATTCATTTAGTAGGTGTACCGGGTGCTGGCAAGAGTACTTGGATCAAGACACAGACCATGCTGGACAACTTTGTTGTAGTGTCTACTGATAACTTTGTGGAACAATACGCAAAGGAACAAGGTAAGACTTACAGCGAAGTGTTTGCCGACTACATGAAAATTGCCGTGCGTTTGATGGCTAATCAGGTGTTGATTGCTCAAGCAAACAACAAGAACATTATCTGGGACCAAACATCTACTTCGGTAGGTGCTCGTGCTAAGAAGTTCAACATGTTGCCTAACTATGAGCATATCGCTGTTGTGTTTCCAACTCCTGAAAAGGATGAGTTAGCACGCCGCTTGGCAAGTCGTCCAGGTAAGAACATCCCTGACCATGTTATGCGTAGCATGATTGATGGTTTTGTGATGCCAACATTAGACGAAGGTTACACTGAAATTGTAGTACTGTAAAAGTACTACTTTTCAGTCAACTAAAATGGTTGACAATAAATCATTTTGGGCATATAATACATGTATTGATTGATTAAAGGAGTCAGACATGGCACGAGAAACAAAAGCACAGCGAGAAGAACGTTTGGAACAAGAGCGTGAGGCATTTCGTGCCGAGTTTGTTGCTCAGTATCAACAACGATTAACTCGCCTAGTGTTTGAATTTGCTACATTGTGGTCAATGCCTCGTGTCAAGCGTTATGACGACAATTCCTATGTGTTTATGAGTGAAGACAACCGTAACACTTGGAACTCTGAGTGGGTCATGCCTGATGTATTGTCTAACTATCGCCAAGATGTTTATGACAACATGGAAACTGTAGAATCGGAAGTACAATACTACAAAGACTTTCTGGCTGAACAACAACGCAAGGCTAATGTCAAGGCAGAAGCACAACGTAAGTTGAACGAATTGCTGAATGACGAAGAACGTCAATTGTTAGGGCTGTAAAATGAACAAGAATGAATTAAAGAAGTTTGTAGAAGACAATCCAAAGTTGGTTTCAATGCGTAGTGCTGGCGACGGTATCTTTGTGTTGAAGTACAAGAAGGCAGTTTTCTTTGACAACTTGTGGAATGACTTCTTAGAAGAATGTCGTGGTACTATCGTGGACTCAGAGTTCAACATTGTGTCTCGTCCATTCACTAAGATTTACAACTACGGTATCGAATCAAAGGCTCCTGTATTGTCCGACGATGTAAAGGTTACAGCATATCGCAAAGTTAACGGCTTTATGGTTGCTATGACTTGGTACAACAACGATGTTCTGGTGTCAACTACTGGTTCGACTGCTAACGACTATGTTGAGTACGCTAAGGAAATGATGCAGAAGCACATGCCTTGGACAGACTGGCAAATGGAACTAAAGTCGGCAGAAGGTATGACCTTGATGTTTGAATGTGTGCATCCAAGCGATCCACATATTGTTCCAGAAGACGCTGGTATGTACTTCTTAGGTTGCCGTGAAAACTCGTGGGACTCTAAGGTAAAGATGTATGGCAAGGATATGGCAGATTGGTCACGTGACTATGCAATGAGCCATTTGAAGTGTGGATATGCGGAAGCAGTTCATACTACTGTTGGCGAACTTGTAGCAATGTCTAAGAAGGTTAAGCACGAAGGTTTCGTATTCTACACAGAAGACGGTCGTAGTGCTAAAATCAAGAGTCCATACTACTTGACTAGCAAGTGGGTTGCCCGCAATCCTCGAACAGACAAGTTGGTAAACTTACAAGCTGACATTAAGACACAACTGGACGAAGAATTCTATCCACTAGTGGATGCTATTCGTGCTAACATTGTTGAATATACAGCGATGGATGAACAAAGCCGATTGGCTTGGGTTCGCAACTACATGGAGACCGTATGAGTGATTTTATTGATTTGTGTGCGATAATGTGCGGAGTATTCCTCATAGCATTTATCATATTCAACGAATTGTTTAAACTGAAAGGTAAAAACAATGATTGATGAAAGTCATTTATCTGTCTCCGAACAAAGTCTAGTCTTTCGCTTGCGTAAGCGGGCAGAGATTAGACGACAAATTCCAGGAAGACTGTCAGTACAAGAGGGCAAGCCCGATCGTATTGCAGACTTACTAGATGAAGCGGCAAACGAAATAGAACGTTTGAACGATATGATTAAAAGAGTTTAATAGAACTTTGCCCCTTAAGTGGGGCATTTTTTTGGCTGGTTGACCTATTAGTGTATCATTACGTGTTGGTTTCAGATATAATAAATATCTAATGAGAAAAATTTTAATAACACTATTTTTCCTACCGTTTCTATCTTTCGCTAAAACAACGACAGTGGTATATGATATTACAAATAACAATGTAATACACGGTAGTTTAGAAAACACAGAGCATAGTATTGCTAGTATCAGCAAACTAATGACGGTGTACACTGTACTAAAAGCAGACCAAGACTTGGATGAAAAGTTAACAGTCCGCAGTGCAAAGACACCTAATACTAAGTTGCAAAAAGGTATGCGTTTAACTCGCAGAGAGTTGATTGATTTGTCTCTAGTCTCTAGTGATAATATTGCCGCAATCACACTAGGAGAAAACTTCCCCGGTGGCATGACTTATTTTGTCTATCAGATGAATAAACATGCGGATGAGTTGCACATGTTCCACACAGGATTTGTAGAGCCCACTGGTCTAAGTCCAATGAACTACTCAAGTATACGTGACATTGTTGCACTAACCAAAGCAGTCAGTGAATTCAGGCAAGTGCAAGATGCGGCTAAAACTCAGAAGGAAGTTAACGCCAATGTCGAGGGCGTTAAGACTATCAAAAAAGTAAAGAACAAGAACAAAGTCACACGTGACGGGGAACGAAAGATCACCGCACACCCAACAAGTAGCTATTTTGGTAGAGACGGTATTATTACAATCAAGACAGGATTCACGAGAGCAGCCGGGTTCTGTATAACGATGTTAGTAATATCAAATAACAATCTATACAACATTACTGTACTCGGGGCAAAGACAAAACAACAAAGACAGAATATTGTAGACCAGAGTTTGAAGAAAATACATAACGCATAATATACGACTTTAATGCGTAAGGCATAAATACGTTTATGCTCACATTCATCAAAGACCTTTCTAACAAATTATTGGAGTTTATCAAAGACGATCCGGTCCGTCCTGAGATACCAACAGACTTTCGTGTTAGTGAGGGCAGATTTGTAGCCGCGTTAGTGAGTGAAGAAAAACCAGATGCAATGGTTTGTGTTTCATTCCATGATTTTGTTCCAGCTGATGTAAATGATTTGAACACAACCGCAGTAGTTCCGACTACAGCAGTGTTTTACACAATCTGGAGCTACAAGGCAGGCAAAGGTCGTGAGTTATTAATCAAAGCAGTAAGTGAGATACAAAAGCAACATCCGAGTGTCACTAGATTTGTTACATTAAGTCCAAAGACTGAAATGGCAAGACGCTTTCACTTGAAGAACGGGGCAATCGTTTTCCGTGAGAATGTTGATACTGTCAACTATGAGTACTCACAGGAACACAAAGACATTGACGCTAAATAATGCGTGGACGTACTTTACTTTTATCAAGATAATAAACCCAACACTGAGCAAGAGGCAATAATTACCTCTTTTGCCAAAGCCATTAGTGAGGTTATAGAGCTACCTAACATCATAGAAGTGTGTTTGTATGATTTAGGTGAAAGTGTATATGGTGGGATAGACCTGCATAGGATCAATCGCATAGGAATCAATCGCAATCTACCATATGATGCAATACCAAAAATACTAACACACGAATTGATACATGTCCATCAGAAACATACAGGCGTTCTGAAAATAAAACGTGATGGGTCTTGTTATTGGCATGGGATACTGATTACAAAAAAGCTACCCGAAGACATGCCCTATGAAGAATATCAGAATCTTCCATGGGAAATGGATGTTGCACAAAAACAACAAAAAGTTTTCATCGAAGCCTTGACAAATATTCCCAAATAGATTATACTGTATCTACACAGTAAAGAAAGGACCCGAAAATGGCACAAATCAAAAAGCCCCTAGCATACAAAGTTACCCTCACTGAGTATGATCGTTTTTCAGGTCGCAAACACTGGGATGACAAGTATTTTGACAACGAAGACGAAGCCAAAAAGTGGGCTGTAGATTATAATACTAAACACAACAATTTAGACTATGTACCTGAATGGTATGTACGTGCTGATTATGTAGGTAAAGTATAAAGTAGTACTTTTTAAGTATGCTCAAAAAGGTTGACAAATAATCGTTTTGGGCATATAATACTTACATGAACTCGAAAATCACCCGTAAACGCAGAACTGATCGTAACCAAGTGATCTACTTTATCCAAGATACAGTAACACTTGAGTACTACATTGGTTTGACTGCTATGGAATTCAAGGGTAACGTTTTCAAGACTTTGAAGCGCCGTATGCAAAAACACATGCAACGTGCCATGACTGAGAACAAAGATTGGGGTTTGTCTCGTGCATTGCGTGAACGTGGTGCCGAGCGTTTCGTGTTCGGTGTTGTTGAAGTAGTACGTGGCAAGCGTCCTGCTCACGCACGTGAGACAGAATTGATTAACACATTGCAACCAGCATTGAACACATTCGGAGTAAAATAATGAACGAACGAATTAAACAACTTGCAAAACAAGTTCCCAATTGGAATTGCAATGGTGTATATCTTGGTCCTTACGAAAAGTCATTAGAAAAGTTCGCCGAGTTGATTATTGAGGACATGCACAAAAAGGTAATCGCCAGTATTCTAATCACCGATGTAGTCATGGAAGAAAAAGGTAAAGTGCCCACTTCCGAAGATTACATCCAAGCAATCAATAAAGATTTTGGAGTCAAATAATGTACATCAGTGACAAAGAACGTTTAGAGCAACCAATGGGCCAGTTTCAAAACTATTACGGCAAGTTGTTTTACTATCATGGTCAACGACTTGGCTGGCGTTATCTGAAAGGTGCTGTGTGATGCAAGATTTTCTAAAGCGTAAACTGGAAGTCGGTGATAGTGTGATTTTTATCACAAAAGGTTATCGTGACTATACACTTGGTCGTGTCGATTCCTTCACTCCGCAAAAGGTTCGTGTGTTGAAAGGTTATAACAAGTATAATAACGAACCTGAGTTTATCCTCCAAGACCCCGCGCAACTTGTAAAAGTTGATGGTCCCGAATTAACTGCTTACTTACTGAAAAAATAAAATGAGTACATTGAATGATATTATTGGTCGTCCAATCAAGGTTGACGATTTTGTAGTGTTCTATTCAAACGTTTACAAAGTCACGGGACTCGGTAAAGCTAACTCGCAAGGACATGGACAAGTTCGCATCAAACTTGCTGACCCAAGTCCCACGACAAAATCAGTGGTCAAATACAGTAAGGATATGTGTTTGATTCCTGCACATGACGTAACAATCTGGCTTTTGAAAAAGTAAAGAACATGCGACTAATAATTGAATTTGGAATCGGTGATGGATGTACATATGGTTGTACTGAAACTGTACCTGTTGAATACGAATCGGCAGAGGCATTTGCAGTAGACTTTGAAAACCTATGCAATGAAAACAAACGGACTCACAAATCCTTTTTGTTTGCAGGTAACTGGTGGGATGCGTCAAATCATTTAGGTAGATATGATGCTAGAACTAATGACTGTCCTTACTGGGCCCCGGACATTTTTACAGTAGATGAATGGTTTAAACACCGCGGAGTTGAATGATGCGACAACATTTAATGGAACTACATGAACCAAATCGTAATCCAGGTGATTACGGTAAGTTTTTCATTGTTGAAATGCCAACTCCAAATGAACCCAACTTCTATCCTCAGTGTATTTCATTCACTTGGTTTCGTGACCGTGAATTGAAACGAGCATATCCCGAAGCGGGAACAGGCAAGATGAAAAACGGCATGAATTGGTTGGATTACTCTCGCACAGTGAAATATTGCGGTGAGAGTGTTACAGGTCGTCCTATAAAAGAATACCTTGATGACCTTGGGGTTGACATTAACACTGTGCCCGTGTGTAAAGGTGTGTGGGACTTTTATAAAAAGATCGGTTACGATAAGAAACGTAAACGATATTTGTAATACTTAGTACTACATTTCAAACCGGTTGACAAATAATCACTTTGGTGATATACTATAGTCATAGTGAAGGAGAAGATCATGCGCTACACAGACTATACATTGTACCGAGTTGTTGACTACAAAACAGGTTATCACCGGACAGTTATGTATGCTACTGACATGAACGGTATGTGGTCAGATCGTTTCTGGGACTTTGGTTTCAGTGATGTTTTTGATGTTGCTAAAACATTGAAAATTTTCAACGAAATCAGCCCAACAATTGAATCAGTTTCTAAAACAGAATTCACTAAAAAATTCGGCAAACAGTTCGTTCTTTGAAAGATAACAAAATGAATATCTACACTGTCCGTGACAATTTAAAAAAGACAATCGCTGGCAAAGAAGCCTACTTAGAAGCTATTCAAAAAGAACGAACCTTTGTTGGTTTGCGTGATGGCGAGGATATAGCATTAAAGGTTACTGCTCAGTTCCTTGAAATCAACATTAATGAACTTAAAGTGATTTTGTTTGATGTGGAACAGTGTTGCGAACAATGGAACCTAATGAGTTGGGAAATCAACCCTGATCGGATGGGACAATGATTACGTTCGTTATAAGTCGTATCGGCAACAAAGCATTCGATGACATGATGACAAAGTGGAACTGGCTTGAAAAGAACTTTGGTAAGTGTTCATACGATAATTCAAC